CTAAATTTACAGTTGGACCAGATGGGTGATTTAATTCACCAAGTGCTCGTTTTTTATCAACATATTCTGTGTTATATCTTCTCATCTCTTTGAGAAGAATATCTGGTTTATAAACTCTTCCATTTCGATTAACAACACCAGACTCCATCATTACACCTTTGATGAAGTAGTTCTTTCCACCCGCTTCGTTTGATTCTACGATTGTCTGGGTATCTTCAATTGTTTCTGTGATTAATTTCATGGAGAATCCTATTATGATTGATCTTCTTCGTCTTCTTCATCATCTTCATATTCTTCCTCTGCCATCTCTCCGATGAGATCAAGATATTGATGAGCAATTTCTTCAATTTCTTGTTCTGAAAGTTGTTCGCCTGTTTGCTCTTGAATTTCTTGAACAATATCACGAATATCATTTTCAAACGATTCGACTAAAGAATTTAGATCTTCATCTGGTTCATATCCAGCATTAATAACTCCTGCTTCAGTTGAGGGTGTTACTCTTTTCTTTTTAGATCTATTTGGATTTATAACATCAGTTGAATTTCTTTCAAAGAAATCTGCTAAAGCAGAAGACATTTGACCAGTATTTTGATAATCACTTAATGCTCCTGCCAATGCAGAACCATCAGGAATTCCTTCAGTCCAACCTTCTCCTTCTTGAATGTTATCTCCAAATGGTTCATATCCAGCATTAATAACTCCTGCTTCAGTTGAAGGTGTTACTTTTTTCTTTTTACCAGTTCCAACTGGTGGATTTTGTTGAAAATATGCTGCTAGTGCTGGAGACATTTGACCTGTATTTTGATAATCACTCAATGCTCCTGCTAATGCATAACCATTTGGAATTTCGCTTGTCCAATCTTCTTGAACTTTACCCATTTTTGCTTTAATTGCTCTATCTCTTGAACCTTTCCACTCATCGGTAGATGATTCAACTTTACCATCTTTATCATAATCTTTCTTTGCCATTTTTCCTTCATTAAAAACAGATGGTGCAAATTCTACAAGTTTTTCTTCAAGTGCTTCACCCATTTTAATCATGAGTGCTTCATTGATTAATTTTTGTGCAGTGTAAAGATCTCCAGTTTGAAGAGATTCAATAATTTCTTGTGCTTTCGACATTTTAATTTCTCCTAATTTTATTTATTTATTGTTGTTCTTCAGGATTTAAAAGACCAAGTTGTTGCATTTGTAATTGTTGTTGAATTTGCTTTTGTCTGTCAACTTCAATTTCCTGATCCATCTTGACCATCTCATCATCTGTTTGTTTGAGAATATTTTTACGAATATAATTAGTTGAGAAGAACATTCCGTTATAAGTTGCCAATGTATTTAACATATCAACTTTTTCTCTCAAAACTTCATTTTCCTTGAGATCTGTAAAATAGGAATCTTTGCTAAAAATTATACGCAAATCTTGATAATTTTTAGTCCAATCTTCTTCAGTCATAACACCACGAAGAATGCATTGTTTCTTTAATAAATCCATAAAAAGAACAGAAAATTTATTCTGTAATCTTTCAATAAATTTAAAGAATTTAACTTCATCTCTGGTGATTTCAGAACTTCTACCTAGATTAAATCCAGTCTGAACTTCCATTCGAGTGAGTGGAACATTTAATGCTCTGTATAATTTTCTTAATAAGTAATCAACATCTTCCATTTGACTTAAATTTTGACCACCTGGGAGTGTTGTAATTTCTGTTCCTCGACCACCTTCACGTCTTGGAATCCAGAAATCTTCTAACATAGACATATGATTTCTTTGATCTTTAATTTCACCAGTAGAAGCGTCATAAACTAATTTATTTTTATAACGATTCATTAAATCTTTAAGATATTGTTCTGCCTTTTGTTTTGGTAAATTTCCAACATCTACGTAAAAAATTCTACGCTCTGGTGCTCTTGAAATACGATAAACTACCATTGCATCTTCAGTTTGACGCAACATATTAAGTGGTCTAATTGCTTTATGTAAATGACCAATTACTTTTTTACTTGTATGATCGACAAATCCTGAATGACAATAAGCAATTGAATCTGGAGTTATTTTTATACCAGCAGCAGTTGTAGTTGAAGGATAATTATTATTAATTTCAAAATCAGTATAAACATAATATTCTGAAACTTTTGAAACTAATGGAACATTTGTTCCATTTACCTTCTTTACTTGTTTTTCAACTTTACGAACTTTTCTAATCTTGATCGGATCAACTGCTCTCAGTTCTTGGATACCTTTTTCTGGATGTGTAGTATCTATGACTATTTGATAATATAGTCTACCGTCAACATACCATCTTCTAAAAATATCATACCCCTTATTTCCAAAATCTAAAAGTTTAACAATTTTATTAAATTCTTGATGAACTTTAAATTTAATATTATCTGATAAATCAGTATTATCTAAATCTAATTTTACAATTTTATTTTCACGATCAAAAACTATAGATTGTGTTACAATATCTTCAATTGCCATATCCACTTCAGGATATAATGACATGCTTCGATATTGATTAATAAGAGCATTTTCATCTATAAATGATCCACCAAAGTCATAAACCGATGACATAAATCCACCAGTTTCGAGAACTTGAGTGCCATCAAAATTATCAGGAGCAACAAAAGATAATGCAGAAGTATCAGAACCACTAAGTCCTGATACTTCTTCAATTTTATTATTACCTAAAGCAAAACCAAAAAGATCAGATATAAATGACATGTATTTTCCTTAGTTATATGGTTCCCAATAATCGTAAGCAATTTGAATACTAAATTCAGAAAAACTGTCAGATAGATCATAATTAAGAGGAACTGCACCAATATCAACTGGGAAGCAATTCTTTAACTTAATTGATTTGTTATAATTTGTTTCGGTTACAGTATCTCCAGCAGTTATATCGCTATAACGAATAACCCAATCAGAAGTTAAATTATAATTTAAATTATGAGCATTTCTTCCATCCATTGCTTCCATCCATCTTTCAAATCCTGTTCTAAGATCTTTCGATGGAATATTGCAATCATAGACTTGTATTGCCCAGTCCGTATAAACTCTTTCTCCTGAAAACTTAACAATTCTACCTTGCCATGCAATTGGAATGGTTCCAATTGTAGAACCTGGAAGATCTGCTGCTTTAACATATATTGAAACATCATTTAGATCAGGCGCAACAACACCATCAGGCCATGCTGGTTCTATTAAAAATCTATTTGGTCTTACACCAAAGAAGTTGTTTCTAAATTCGTTTAATGTTGGCATTTAATTAAATCCCTTTTTATTTATCAAAGAGTAGATGAAAGATCCTTATTTGTAAGGGTAATTGTGACGTAATTTACTGAAGTTACTGGTTTAATTAAAATATCAGCAACGAAATAGTTTGCTTCAATAAGTTCTGGAGTATTGTTAGATTCATCACAAATGACTTTATATTCAGATATACCACGTTGACCCACGATACGATCTAGGAAACCTTCAGCAGCAATCTTAAATCGTGAACGAGTTGAAGAATCATTTTGTTCAAAAAGAACTGCTCTTGCAACTGGAGCAAGTGCTTTCTTAATGTACATAAAGAGTCTAGAAACATTAACTCTAGAAAGAGTAGTTGTATCAGATGATCCAGTCTTGTCTCCAAAGAGAAGTGTTCCATCTCCTGGGAAAGTTATAACAGGATTTACTCTTGTAGAGTCACTGTAAAGTGCATCTTGTTCTGTTTCAGTAAGTGTTCTCTTAAGACGAAGAACATTCAATATTCTTCCACGCTTAGATCCTGCTGGTGAGAACCAGGGGAAATAATCTCTATCTGTTCTTGCAATACATCCTGCAACATCTGGAGCAAGTTGTGTTTCAATTGTTACTAATCCTCCAGTATCCAAGTGAACTTTTTCACCATAAACACGAATATAATTGTACGAATTTGTTCCAGAAACTGTACCAGTTTGTTCTCCAGCAGTAATAGTTCCTGTCTTTGATGGAATAGAAACAACACCAATTACTGGACGTTCTCCAGATGCTCTAGTTTCTACTATGTCTGTAACTCTTGTTCCGTAATTTCCAGCAGTACCACCAGTTCCACCTTGGAAAACAATATCAAAATCAAGATTCAAGAATCCTGCGGTTACGCCAGAAGTTCCAAATCCAACCCAACAACCAGCACCATATTGGAGGAAGTTGTGGACTGGCCACCATTCAAATGAAAATCCTGCTGATATACCAGATCCAGAATATGCACCATTCAAATAAGATGCTGCACATGATCCTACAGTATATTGAGTAATACCAGCAATTTGATCTATACCACCTGCTAAATTAGTAATATAGTCTGAAAGTCTTGCATACCAGTTCGAAATATCAGTAACATAATAATATCCAGTACTCTTTTCTGCGGTTGTGCCTAAAATTTTTAACCAATCTGTAGGATTGTATACCGCACCTACTGTAGTTGATAACTCTTCAGTAGCGGGAACTACGAAAGATTCATCAATAATTCTAAATTTTATATTTGGTCTTGCCATGTTCTCTCCTTGATTAAACTTCTATTTATATGTATTTTTTTTAAAGTTTTAATTTTATCTACAACCAAAATCTGTTATTTGTTGGAATTTTGATGTCTTTTTTGTCAAAAATTAACCAGTTATCGTTTTCTGACGACCACGATAAATCTTCTTTTTGTTCTTCTATAGATTGTACACCATCGAAATAATAACCAAAGGGTAAAAGATCATCTTCTATCTTTTCTATTTCTTTGGAATACATTGCAAGTCTTACATCCATATCAGTAAGATTTTTAAAGAAATCTTGGCGAGTACACCATGCCAGAAGAACAAGACACATTACTAAATCATCATGGTGTCCATCTTCTGCTTCAAAACTTTGTTTCTTTGCTACAAATGTTGTGAGTTCTGAAATTAGATCAGCATCTTCTACTAGCAATTTATCTTCTTCTAAAAGATTTTTAAGAACAGAACATCCAACTTTTTTAGTTGCAACCGAAGATCGGACTCCAAGATTACTAAGTTTTGCTGATCCGAATCCTTCTGTAATGGTTTGACCTTTTCTTCCCAGCATGGCAGTTTTGATCAAATTTTCATATTCTAGATCGGTATGTAAGATATCTGCTACTTGAGCACCTATGTCGTTTGACTCAATTAGAATATACGCATTATTATATTTTCGTGCCACAGTCTTCAATATGGATGGAAATAACAATGGAGATACAGTATTATTTCTATAAGTTACAACTACCTTATACGGAAACTCTGTAACATCTACAATGACGAATGCGCTATAATCTTTTCCCTGACCCCTGGCAACATCTACCATCATGAAATATATGTGATCATTTTTTTCTTTATTTTCATCTGCTCTTATTGGTTCTTGATATACATTCATTCCTTCTTTTGTACGAATCAAAGGTTTTGTATATACCAAACTATGTAATTTTTGAGATGAAATTAAAGTATTTGAAGAACCAACGAAATCGCACTCAACTTCTTGTTGAAACTGCTTTTCTGAAGTTTGTTTAATCATATCCTGTTTCCACTTTTCATCTCTTAGTGGACCACCAGGATATTTTGGAACTTGACTCCAGTGTACTTCAAATGGAACATAATTATTCTGTTTATTAATTGCTCCCTTCCAATAGTAATAAAACATATTTAAACCATTGGGAGTCGAAATTATAAACATCTTGGTTGATTGACCAGATGTAATTGTTGGATAAACAGAGGTAAAGAACTCTTCTGCTATTTGTGTTGGGACGTGAGCAAACTCGTCAAGTAGAATTACGTTAAAAGAAAAACCACGAATTGCAGATGATGATGTTGCTGCTGCAATAATTCTTGAACCATTTTCAAGATGAATTGATCCTTTATTCCATTCTATGATCCCTTGTTGTAACCATCGTGGGAGATATTCATATGCCATACGAATTCTTCCCAATATTTCCATAGCAGTAGATTGTTTATTAGCAAGAATTCCAATATTAACATTTTGATTAAATAAAAGATAATGTAAAAGATAAGCACCGACAGTAGTTGTTTTTCCTGTTTGTCTTGGTAATTTTCCGATTACGAAACGATTATCATGTAAAGTCTGAATAAGATTCTGTTGATAATCGTACATTTCGAATGGAACTAGTCCCTTATCGACTGCAACAATCTTCACATATTTTTTAATAAAGTATAAAGGATCGTGAGCGCATTTGATATATTCCTGAACCTGTTCTGGAGTAAACTGTTGCTGGACTCCTACAGGTTTTAGGTTAGGATTTCCTAGATATCCATCGTTTTTTCTTACAGTCATGATTCCTCTGCATTATCTAAAGATTTCAATTGACTTCGTGATTGATTGATAATATTTTGAAGATCTTTAGTGGATCCTACAAATATAGAATTGTTTGTTGTATTTTTTACAACTTTAGTACCATTCAATGCATCTGTTTTCTTTTTATGTAAATCCATCAAATCATTATTAAGTTCGCTGACAGTCTTGATTAAGATAGAAGCAACTTCATATGCTCTTGGAGAATCACCAGCATCAGCGACTTTCATTATTCCATCAATCGCATTAAATCCTGTACTGATGAGATCTTTCATATTTTGTCTAGCAGCATTGAAATCGTGTCTAACTTGATCCTTTCTCTTGATCTGTACTTCCTTGATAACTTTTTCTGCTTTTTGAATCTGTGTATCTTGAACAAATTCAACATCAAGTGCTTCTGATATTTTATCTTCTGCTTTTTTATTCATGGCGAGTAATCTCCTGTTACACCTGTTATAGATCCAGTAATACTGTCACCAGTATAACCAATATCTCCAACATAATTTCCTGGACCAATGCATGATTTTTCATAGAAGTTAACGTCACTTCTTTCAATGATACCACCAGTAGATCCACATATTTCTGGATATACATTCATCTTTACAGTAAAATCTAAAACTCCAATAAGAGATCTTCTTGTTTCAAGATTTCCTTCAAAATCTTCATTAATTGAAACACCATTTAGAATTATTGGAACATCAACTTCTTGATGTACATCATTCATTTTAATTGTTATATTAAATTCAGGTGCAAAGTATGGAAGTATCTGTTCCACTATCTGTAACATATCATCCATGTGACGAGTAAAAATATAAACAGAAAATCCAATATTATATGGAACTTCTGAGAATACTTTTTTATAAACTCCACTTACATATGATGTTTTTAGATTTAATCTATTTGATTTTCTTGCTGGATCATAAACAATATTTGTTAATTCAAATCCCATACGTGGAAGTGTAATTTGAACTCTTCCAGTTGTTTCCTTTGTAAGTGACCAGATAAATTTTTCTTTATTTCCATATTCAAATGGAACTCGAATTTTCTTATCTTCAACACCATTCTCATCATTTCGAATAATATAGATTGATTCAA